TTGAAGGTGACTTTGACCGATGGTAGGTTGTTATTACGTGGATCATATGCAGCATTGGTTTCATCTTTCATTGCCCCTGAAAGTGCATTCAGCATCTTCTTATACGGCAACTGTGCTTTTTTCCATTGCTTTGCTTCTGCCTTTCTTCCGACTTTAGCTGCTGCAACCTGTTTCTTTTTCATAGCTTTTCTTGTGTCATATACCAGTTTGAAGTTGTTATTGGTTGCTGCCCTTGTTACAAGTCCCCATGCAATCAGCATTGACGGATAGTAATTATTTACGTCTACATGAAGAATTTGACCTTTCCGATGTATCGGCTTATCAGATGCACCATGCAGACCACCAAAACCAAACGTGTGCGGTATTCCGGCAACAACTGTTTCAAAGTTCTGTGACTTGTACCAAGTCTTTTTATCTTTTTTGTCAAAATCTTGTAACCCCATTTCAAGGGCTTCTTTTCTTTTCTCCGCAAACCATTCCTGAACGTATTTATATTTTTTCAGTTTCAGGCATGGAAGAAAAAAGAAATCAAATTCATCACCAAAATGAGTTTTTGAACACCCAAGAACCTTTGCTGTTATCCGGGCTTCACTGTCACCAATGTCATACAGTGACGTTTCTTTTGGGAATGCCTGTATAATTCCATGAACTGCATTGAACTCACTGACTTTTTCAAGAAATACCTTGATAGTCTGTTCTACGTCATGCCTACAGTATTTAACCGTCTGTTCTATTTCTTCAGGTGTCAGTTTCCTTTTGATACGGAAATCAACATCAGTTTCCTTGATGTTTGAACCAAGAAAACCTTCCATTGTTTTCAATCCGACTGTTTTCATGGTTTCATCGTTGCTTGGCATTACATCATAGTTGATCATGGGTAATTTATTGAATGCTCTTGAATATTGCCAACCTTCTTTATTGTCAACGATAATCCAGTCATTGATCTTTTTAGGATTCATACCAAGCAGAATACCTTTCATGATGTACTGATCGTAGTGACGGTTATTAAATCCTACCCATATATCTTTTCTATTTGCTTCATATAAGGCTTTTAGTTTATCAGGGCTATTGATTATCACGTGTTCTTTTTTATTCGTCACATCAATGAATACAGCAAGCCAATCCTTTTCAAAAACCTCAAAATCGTAGAATATCATTTACTAAATCACCCACTTTTTGAAAAGCGGTGTGTAAAACGCACACCGCTGTTTTTATATTAGTATCTTTTTAAGATACAAGCAAGCTAAAAATTTTTACATATCGAATGCTTCGTTGATAGTAATTGGATTGAAGTTATCAGCCTTATAGGTAACTGCTGCACCAACTTTACCCTGTACTTCCTGAAAAATATCAAGTACGCAATCAGCAAAATCACTGTAGTTGATAAATTCCGGTACTGTATCTGTTTCAAGTTTATCAAGCCATGTGCAAACAGATTTGATTGCCATGCCATTAGTCCACTTCTGTGAAGTGTTGCCGGAAATAGTACGATTGAAGAAAATCTTTCTACCTTTCTGATTACCTTCCAAGATGCTACACTGTGCGGAAAACATCAGCTTGTCACCTTTCTTTGTTGGCTTGATCTCCATTTTATCGAAACTTACATCATAATCCCCATCCGGTACATCTTCAAACTGTGAATCGTCTGCTTCCTGAACCTCTTTCTGTAATGCGTTAAGATCAACCTGTTCATCGAATGCACTAAAATCTACTGCCATAATTTTTCACCATTTAACCTTTCTTAAAATAAATTTATGATTATAATTGCTATGATACAAGCAATACAAACCCTTGTATAATTATCCCTATTTTTCTGAATCCTGTCACCCACTGAACCGAATCCAAAGAATGCTGCCATGACTGCAAGAAAAATATTTAATGCAATCATGATCTTGTTCTTCTTCGTCTTTGACCTCTGACGTGCTGTTCAGGTGGGTTCATAGCACCGTCTAAAGGTTCAGCCGGGGTCTGTGCGTCAGCAGGTACAGTGTTGTTTTCCTGTGCAAGTCTTTTGATTCCTGCATTAAATTCTTCTCTTGTGATTACCTTCATAACCTCAACACCATCAATGATCAGGTCAACCGTATCACCCTTATGCTTCATCACATAGTTATCATCAGCCGGAACATAAAAATATGCATCTGCTTTCAGTGTGACAGATTCAGAATCAGTATTCGTTGTACCGTCCTGAACAGGTTCAGACTTTTCAGCATTTCTTTCCTTACGTGTTCTTCTTGGTGGTTTCTGTAAATCCGGTTTCGGTACTTTATCGGCAACATCCATTGCTTCATTAAATGGTACTTCTTCCTGTCCCGGAAAAGCCTGATCAATAGCCTTGTCAACTTCATCCATGTGATCAGCAATCTTCTGTTCATTTTCTGCCTGAACTTCTGCCCTACTCTTACGTGTTCTTCCAGTCTTTTCTTCCTTTGCATCTGTTGGTGTTGCAGATTCAGCTTTTTTACCTCTTGTTCTTCTGCCTTTGCTGTCAGGTTTTTCAAGATCAGATGCAACCGCCTGATCAGCAGCATTCATTTCATCATCTGACTTGTAATCACCAAGTTCATAATAATTTCTGATCTTGTCAACAACATAATTCAGATCATTGTCAATAGCGTATGCGGTGAACATTCCAAGCGGTGATTTTACTGTATCTTTTCCGCTGTTCTGTGTGTAAAAGTAATACTTGGCTTCATTCACACCAGTTCTAAGTACAACGGTAAACAGTCCTTCAATGGTGATCTTCTCACGCAACAGTTTACCAATCAGCTTAACAGTTGTAAGACCGTTATCTAAAGTTTCCAAATGGGTCATATAAACGACTACAACATCATCAGGTAAGTCTTTGCAACAGTCAATGATTTCAAAGTAGTTCGCACCAAAATCATTGTACTTGTCCCACCCAGTTTCTTTGATACGGTTCATGTACGGTACTGCAAGAATGTACTGGAAGTCATCAACCACCAACAGCTTCTTACCTGCTGCACACTGTTCTTTCATGTACTTCACAATTTTTCTTGCATCGGTTTCATTGTTCAGCATTTCAAAGTGATTCTTAAACGGTAATGGTTTACCTACCGGATTGATAACCGCTGTTGTTGCCGGGTCACAATTTCTAAGGCTTGTACTTTTACCTGTACCGGATTCACCCATAATTAAAACTTTCTGTGCCATGTTTATTTATCTCCTTTCTTGAATAAGCCCATTAACTTAGTAAAAAGATTGCTCTTTTCTTTCATTGCTTTCTGCTGTGACACCTTCAAAATCTGTCTGTTCTGAAAATGTTCGGCTGTTGCAACACTGTTTCTGTAACTTCTGTGACTTCTCTGTTTGTGTTTCTTTGCACTACTCATTGATTTCATCCTCACTTTCTTTGATAACAACCTGTAATCTTGTATTATTATGCAGTGGTGTAACCTCTACTGTATAACCGTTTGCCAACAGGATTCCTACTAAATCCTGATATGCTGCTGTGATTCTTGTACCTTCGATTTCAATACAACCGCACAATCTTGACATTTCATTGAAAAAGTCATCATTTGCAGCATCAACAACACTATGCATATCATTCAGCATATATTTCAGTTCATCACGCTCGTCTTTCAAATGTCTATTTTCTTCTTTCAGCTTTGCAACTTCTGCTTCAAGAACTTCTTCATAACTGTTTTTATTCTTCTTCATTATTTTCACCTTCCTCTTTTACTTCATCGGTTGTTTCTTCCGACTTCACCTGATCTTTGAATTTTTCCAGTTTTCCGACCTCAAGAAACTGTGCTGACCAAAAATCTGCAAAATGAATGATCACCTGCAATGGTTCTTCATGACCTTTCAGATCATACGCAAGACTTCCATAAGCACCATCATGATAGAAAATAGCGTGTTCTTCTTCCTCTGTCAGATCAATGTAACGTGCTGCCAGTTCAACCGATCTTAAAGGGTGGTCAATATGGCACAAATCAGAACTGATCTTGTACGGTTTACTTTCTGATCTCTTATACTTCTGTTCAGGATTTTTTTTGGTCGGTCTACCATCCTGCACCATGTTTTCAACATAATAAGGACTTCCATAACGTCCACACTTACCAAGGTCGTGTAATGCTGATGCAATAATCACGCTGCTGTGAATCTTGTTATATGCTTCACTTCCAAGCAGTGTAAGACCAATCTTTTCAGCGTACTGCATGACGTTCACTGTATGCTCTAACAGTCCACCATCTTTACAGCAATGGTTTCCACCGGATGCCGGGGCATCATAAAAACCAAGTTCTTCGATGAAGTCAAGTAAATCTTCCACACCCTCACGACCTGTTGCCATCAGGCAACCTTTGAAATACTCAATCTGTTTTTCTCTTGTCATTATTAAATCTCCTTTTCTTCTAACTTTATTTTCCACCGCTTCTGTTCTTCAATATTGGAAAGATACCAAGCGTTAGATTTTGTTTTGTGTTCATTGAATGCTCTGAACTCTTCAAAGTCCTTTGGAAATAGTAAAATACCATATCCCCCGGATTCTCTTATTTTCCTTAAGTGATAAAGCTGTATCAGTGACGGTTCACCGTTGTCTGCCTTGACTTCAATACCAAGAAAACAACCGTCTGAACTTACCAGTAAATCAGGAATACCGCTTTTTGTGTAAGCTGCACCACCCCAGTATTTGAGCCACCAACAACCATATTCATCAAGGTATTTTTTAACCCTGTTTTCAAAATTCTTTTCTGCTGCCACATTAACCACCTAATTTCAGTATTATAAGTCCAACCATTTAATCACCTAAACAAATCATTCCCGGTATCATCAAAATCACACCTATTACAATTTCTTTCATGTGAGCTGTCACCGGTTCATATATATGCATTTCAACAGCATAATCAGATGCACCGACCGCACCAACAATTAAGAAAAATCCAATAATTGCCATAATTCCGAATACCTTATCAAGTATTGAACAATTCATCAGTTAGTTCCTTTCCTTCCTGCAATGCTGCAAGATTCCTTTCTTCAAAACTTCCCTTTACCAGTAGGTAATAGTAGTAACATGGTCTGTTCTGACCGATTCTGTGTATACGTTTCTTTGACTGTTCCCAAAGATCACAAGACCCTTTTCCAAGTGGCAACGTAAAGTACACAATCTTATTTGCTTTCTGATAGTTACCACCCATTGCCCCGGCTTGGTACTGAACAAATGTGACACTGTTATCTACACATTCATAGGCATACATTGAACGTCCTGAACCATTTACAAAACTGACTTCCCTGTTGAGTGATTCACATATTTTTCTAAGTCTTGTCAGTTCTTCGTTGAAGTTATAAAACACAATCAACCGATCTTCTGTTGATTCCAGTAAGTCCCTGAATGCTTCCAGTTTTTCCTTATGCCATTGACCGCACAACTGTCTGCAATATAACGTTTTGGTCAGGCTATTATCACCGATCAGTTCAACTCTTGGTGTTACATCTTCACCCTCAAAATCTGAATCGTCTTTGAATCTGACTAAGTTCCTTGTATCAAGTTCCAAGTAATTGTGTTTGATGAAAAACTTATATTCATTTGTGATCTTCAAGAAAATTTTCTGTTCAGTCTGTTCAGGCAGTTCAATCACTTCTTCTGTTTTCATGAACACTGCACCAAACTGTGTAAGTCTTTTCTTTAAATGCTCAACGTGCTTATATCCTGTGATTACTTCTTTCTTGTATCCATCACCGTTTTCAATCCATTCTGTCTGAACATAGGAAGCATAAAAGGCTTTCTTGTTAATATCCCAACCTAACAACTTAAGCTGTGACCACAACCGTTCATACTTTCCTGCTGTTGGTGTACCTGACAGCAAGATCACGCTTTCCGGTTGTAACTTCAATATGAATTTTGACCGTTTAGCGTTTTCATTGCATATAAGGCTTGATTCATCAAGTAACAATGTAAAGTCGGTTATATGGGCTATATACTTACGTCTGAATACCAAATCATAATTGATTACACCGACAATCTGAATGTTCTGATCATACAGGTCTTTGGTTTCAACCAGTGTACGGAAGTTCACGCCTTCACTTTTCTTGGTCAAGTCCATAACCCTGTATTCAGGGTAATACGTTTTCATGTGATCAACCCAATCATCAATTTTTGATTTTTGGCATACAATCAAATTTACAGTATTGTTCAGCAAATACATTTTTTCAGCACCTACAAAAGTTTTACCAAGTCCCATATCTAAGTAATAAGCACACCTGTTTTTATCATCAGTCAGGTTCAGCACTTCTTCCTGATGGGGCATGAATTGAAGATCATTCATTATTCGACCTTTCCGGCAATCCGTTAATTGTTCCAGTACCATTTCTCATTATCTTCTTCCATGTAGTAGCCGCCTCTGCAAACCTTCTTGATTGTCATAATAGTACCGAGATACTGACTCATTTCTGTGTTCCAGTTCTTTTCCGGATCATTTTCTTCTGGTGAAATAATTTTGACCTTATCACCCACTTCTAAAGGTTTCTCCAGACTGAGATCAATTTGTAATTTTGCAACTTCAACGGCAGCTCTGTAAACTAATGCATACTTAGAATCACCATGTGTCTGTGTGACCTTTTCAAGAAATTTATCAATCTTACCAAGGAAGCAACCACACTTGACAGTAATTTCATTGTCTTTATCTCTAAAGAATGTTGTGAAATCGTCCCGACTACCAATA